TCGTGTTTGGGCCGACGAGGCAACCACAAAGCCCGAGTTTACAGCCGCGGAGGGCAACGCATGAGCGGCAATCGCCCCACGTGGTCGCGGTCGTTCATCCCCGACGACTCAAACGACCCGTTTCTCGACAACAAGTACAGCGCCGAGGAGCTTGAGCGCATGGACGGCCGCGAACTCCAGAGCCTCGCCGCGGAGCATCCGACCGACGAGGTGAACGGGCGGGATAGTGCCGACGACATCCGCGACGCGCTTGAAGGGAAAGAGCGGGTGGACGGATGACGACTAAGGTACTCAACTTGTACGCGGGGATCGGCGGCAACCGAAAGCGGTGGACCGACGTGGACGTGACCGCGGTGGAGTGGGACGGCGACAAGGCGGACGTGTACCGCGACCACTTCCCCGACGACACGGTAGTTGAAGCCGACGCGCACGAATATCTCAAGGAGCATTACGACGAGTTTGATTTCATTTGGGCGTCCCCACCCTGCCCGACGCATAGTAAAATCCGAAAGATAACCTCGGGCGAAGGCGAGCAAAATGATCCGAAGTACCCCGATATGCGCCTCTATCAAGAGGTGCTATTTTTACAAGGATACTTTAGTGGTGATTGGGCCGTGGAAAACGTGAAGCCGTGGTATGACCCGTTGATTGAACCGAACTACGCCGGGCGTCATGCGTTCTGGTCAAACTACTATATTCCCGATAAGGATATGCCGAGCCAAGATAATCAATATGGACAAGTTAACGATTGGGAGGACTTGTATGGGTTTGACCTCTCGGGGTACGACATACCGGCGGACAAAAAGAAAAAGATGCTCCGCAACTGCGTCCACCCGCGCTTAGGTGAACACGTCTATAACGCCGCTACGTCGGAGCGACAATCAACGGCCGAGGATTGGATCAACGCATGAGCCACGCCGAGCAACCCCCCAAGCCGCCGAAGCTTGTCGCGGAGACGGCGATTGAACGCAACGAAGCCGACGACCTCACGTTTACGGCCGCGGAGTTTGACCAATTTGATCAACACTTCAAGCGCCGCCTTGCGGGCGCGGCCGACACCGACGAGATAAGCGGGCGGTCGACGCTCTTGGAGATTCGGAGTTACTTTGTGGTCCAGCGCACCTTTGACGAGTACGACGCGTAAGCGGGCGTGCCTTTTTGCGGCCGTGGCCCTACCGTTCACGTAATGCCGGACCTTTCGGAGCGAGAGGCCGAGGTATTGCGTGAGTTGTCAAGTGGCGCGACGACACGCGGCGAGATTGCCGACGCGCTGGACGTGACGAAATCCACGGTGAGCGATCACTTCGCGGCGTTGCGGGCGGCGGGGTATGACCTCCATTCGGAACGCGACGGGAATAGTCGGATATTCACGCTCGGGGACGCGCCCGATGACCCCGTAGAGACACCCGACTCAGACGACGAGAGCGACGCGCTGCCGGACTTGTCCGACACGCCCGTTGCGGACGCCGCGCCGGATATGGATGACCTCACAGACCGCGAGCGCGTGCTTGTGTCGGAACTCCAGACCGGGGCGACGCTTGCCGACCTCACCGGTCGGCTTGAGGAACGCGACGCGATTATCACCGAGCATTTGCGCGAACTCCGCCGGTCGGGATGGAAGGTGTATATTGACGAGACGGCGGAATACATCGGCTTAGAGACGGACGAACCCCTGCGGTCAAGCGAACATAAGGGCACGCGCACCCGGAAAGCGAATCGGTGGTGGGAACTCACGCACTCCGCGCTTGAACGACGCTACCGGGAGCTTGACACACCGACCGCCACGCCACAGGGCGACGCGTCGGGCGCGGAAGATTGGGTGACGCACTTGACGGACCTCCACGCCGGGGATGAAGTGTTGGGGTATCAGGGCGACGTGGTACACCGCACCGAGGACTTGCCGCCGATGATTGACCATATCACCGAGCGGTCGTTGGCCCTCGCGGACAAGCACGGATCGGACTATCGCACGGCCTATTCGCTTTGGGGCGGCGACTTTGTGACGAACGAATCCATCTATGAGGGCCAATTTGAGGACTTAGACGCATGGCTTGACGAACAGATTGACGTACTCCACGCGCCGCTTTTGCGCCACCTCAAGGCGCTGTCGAAAGCGTTCCCTAAGGTCCATATCGTATGCCAAGCCGGCAACCACGGCGAGATACGCGCGAATGGCTCCAGCAAACAGGCGAACGCCGACCTCATACTGTATAAGAGCGTGCGGAACACGGTGGCCGCGCTTCAAGAGTGCGGGCAACTTGAGAACGTGGAGTTCACAATCGGACGCGCCGGCCGGCCGACCGTGTTCTACCTGCGCGACGGCGCGATCCACGGGCAACTCCGCCACGGGCAAGACCGGAGTCCGCAGGCCGACACGTCCGCGCGCAAGAAGGAATGGCTGAGTACGATTCTCGACAGTCTCAACGCGGGCACGGCGGTCGACATGATATGGATGGGCCACCACCACGTATCAGGGCGCTTGCCGTGGAACGGCCCGCCCGTGCTAATCACCGGGAGTCCGAAGCCCGGCGGCGAGTACGCGCGCAAGCTCGGCGAGGTGACGGGGCCGAACGTGCCGACTATCGCGCACGCGCACGGGGTGAGCGACGACGGACTAACCGGCGTGTTCCCGATTGATACGCGGCACTACTCCCGAGAATAGGACCGCCGTAACTCAACACACGGAACGGGTGGAAACGTGTGCGTCATCGGATACCGCCACCACTACACCCGTGTTTGTGGCAAGACGGGGCGGCCGTCGAACGCTTCGGCCCGTAGCGTTTTGAAAGTGCGGCACAAACACGCGCGTATGTCGCAACGCTGGTGGTCCCGCGAGGAGTGGAACGACGCCGACAGCGACACGGACGGCACGCACACGTGTCGGGCGTGCGGCCACGCCGCGACTATCCAGACGCCGCAACGCCGGACGGAACACTACTGTACCGAGTGCGACGCGTGGCAACGCTTTGAGTCCGTCCACACAGACGCGCCTTAGTCGCCGCCTTCACGCAGCAACCGCCGGAGCATAGAGTCCCACGTTTCCATATCGCGTTTTTCGTCGCGCAATTCGTCATACGTGTCTTCGGCAATCTTGAGATTCTTGCGTCCCATATTCCCGCCCGCGGAGTCGAACCGCGGCCGCCCAAGCGGGTTAGATTAGTTCGTGCGTCCGAACGGCTTTCTTGGGAACCCACACCGTTTCAGCTTCGGCCGTGTGGGTGCTTTCAACCGGAACTTCAAACTTGAGTGCCTTTTCAGTCTCTCCGACCTTGTGACCGTAGAATCCACGCCCGGTCTGAACCTTGTTCACGTCGGTATCGTTGAACCACCGGGCGACACGGACGAACATGGTTCCGGTGCGTTCCATCCGCTTCCACGTCCGCATACGGGTGCCACGTTCGTTGTCCCACTCCTCGCGGGTGTAGGTCGTTGTCTCGCCGTCGTTGTCGGTCACGACCATTTCCGTTTCGTCGTCGCTAACAGCGATCTGCTGGCCGCCCTTGCCGTTGTCCTCGTAGAGATCCTGATTGTTTTCCTTGAACTCGCGGAGTTCCGCAAGCTTCTCGTCGTCGGTCTGTTCGTCCTCGTCGTCGTTGAAGCCGCGTTCTATGTCACCGTTTTCAAGCATCTTGCTGAGTTCCGCGTTCGCGTTCTGCGTTGCGTTCGTAAGCTCTTCGTCGGTCGCCGGCTGCGAGGTCATCGGGCGCGTCATTACATATAGACCATAACACCGTAGGTATATAAAGTTATCCCTTAGAGGGCTACATCAGGGGTGGTTTGGGTGCGGATCGGGGTTGATTACACCCGAACCGACCGTGATATAGCCGTCTTACAGTCAAATATCGGTGTAAAATAGGGTTCGAACGCTCGCGCGCGCTCCGCAGCGGGCAAACGCTTAGGGACCGGCGTGCCGAACCGTGACGTATGCCCGACCCGAGTATTGACGAGTTGAGTAAGAGCGATTGGGACGCCGCCACGACCCAAGAGCAAGACGACATTATTGAACAGGTGGAGTACCTGTCAAGCACCGGCTGGGCGCAACTCTCCCGCGAGCGCAAGAGCGAGGCGATCCGCAGCGCGATTGCCGAACGCGACACGCTCTATACCGACCGTATGAGTCGCTTGCCGACGCTTGACGGTGACGCCGAGGTGTTCACGCTCAATCTTGCGGCGCACAAGATGGAACTCGCGGAAGGTGGCGAGGCGCAAAGCGAAAGCGGCGAGGGCGGGAGCGTGAGCTATACGACCGGCAACGTGGAGGACTATCTCACGCTCACGCGGTTCGGCAAGACCGCGCTCCGACACGTGTGGGAGGACTCGTCGATAAGCGTGGTGCGTTCATACTGATGCTTGAGGCGAGCGTGGACCTTGAGGTGGACGTAACGGCCGAGGACGTATATCAGGCGCACCGCGAGCGCGTCAAACAAGCGTCGCAACTCGGCTTTAGCGTGTCCCAAGAGCGCGTGCCGGTCGACACGGGGACGCTCCAGCAATCGGGCTTCCCGCCGGAGTTCCGCGAGGAGGACGTGGTATTTGGCTACACCGCGCGTCAAGCCGCGCCGATGGAATACGGTACGGAACCCGGAACGACACCCCCAATCGAGCCGTTGGCGCGTTGGGCGGAGCGCATAGGAAAGTCGCGTGGATTTGGGATTTGGGTTGCCACCCAAAAGATACCTCAAGAGGGGATTGACGCTCAACCCTATCTCAGACCCGCTGCCGAGCGGATGAAACCATGGTTAGATAATCACGGGCTAGACCTATAACAATCATGGACGACTATAGCGAGCAATACGACGACTTAGACGACAAGGACATACTCATCGGCATACTAACCGAACTCCAGCAAATCCGCGTCATGCTCCAAGCGCGCGAGACGGACACCGACGACACGCCGCCGACCTACGCGTGCGACAGGTGCGACGCCGAGGTGCCGAAGGACAAGCGCGCGACCCACGCCCGCGACGCGCACAAGGCCCCGCCGTCAATCGTAGAAGGGATGTTTACGCGTGTCGAGTAGGGCGGCGTTTTACCCCGTCGCCGCATAAGTGCGGGTATGAGCGCGACGGACGCAACGACACACGTCGAGGAAATCAAGGCGCTACTCAACGCCGCGCCCGATACGGACTGGACGCCGGCCACGCCCGCGATCCGCAACTATTGGGATGACGCCCAAAGCGAGCGCGGGCCGGGCGCGGACCAACCGGGCGTGCTATACGTCTGGAGTCCGACCGACTCGCAGCTTGAGACGTTTAGCATGGACGGTGACGACTTTCTTGAGAATACGACCGTCGAGATACAGGCGTGGGGCTTAGACGAGCAAGAAGCGCGGCAACTCCAAGCGGACGTGACCACAATCCTCTCGCAGTACCTTGACGACAACACGGTAAGCACGCCCTACAGCGATGTCCACCCAACGGGACAGGCGGACTTCCGGGAGCAAAAACCCGCGCGGAGTACGGACCACTATGTCATGTCCGTCACGGTCGAGACGACGGGCCTAAGCGACACGGCGAAACCATGAGTAAGCCGGACATTAATATCACGGCTTTCCAACACGTACATAGTGAGTCATGAGTGTCGCACACAATCGCTTTTGCGCGGTCAAGTACCGCACCGGGTGGTCAATGAAAATGATCCCGTGGTACCGTCAAGTCCTGTCGTTGGTGTACGGGCTTGGCGTCATGCTAATCGCGTTATGGGCGCTTCAACAGGGGAGCGGCCCGTATGTGATCCTCGGCGTGGTCGGCATGAGTATGTTGACGCTCATGCTTATCTTCGGCGTCGAGATAGACGAGATTCGGGTGCTTGATAAAGTCCAAATCACGTTCACCGATACGCAAGACGACGACGAATAGGGCAAACGCTTAGGCCCGCCGCCGTCTTTGCCCGCACATGAGTAGTGAGGAGGCCATTTGGTCTAACGCGAGAACGTTGAGCGTCCAGAACTCCGCGGACACGACCGTCCCGATTGCCGGGATTCAAGAGGTATCGATTGTCCCCGCGTATGAGCATGAGGAGCTATACACAATGGACTCGTCGTTCCGCGATACCGTCAAGCGATACGAACATAACGTGAACGTGGAAATCACGTATGCCAAGTTTAGCGTGGAAGCCGCGCAGGAATGGCTCGGCGGCGAGGGCGCGACGGCCACCGCGTCACAAGACGACTCCGACCCGGCGCTCTTTAGCATTGAGGACGTGACGCCGAGCGCGGACGGCACGTTTGAACGCACGGCCGTCGTTGAAAACGTGGTGTTCCCCGAGTTCCCCGTGGTTGAAGGCTCATATGGCGAATATGAGGAGTGGGACCTGTCCGGGTCGGGCCGCCAGCTAAGCGACTTTAGCGACACGTCCGGCACCGCCTAATCATGGCCGACGACACGCTCGGCATGGACGCCGACAATCCCGACGAACTCGCGGCGGACCTTGCGCTTGCGGCGCATGAGGAGTACCAGCAGTCCAAAGCCGAACAGCACGAATTATTCGACGCCGTGGCCGACGAGGAGGGTGCGCCCCTTCTTGAGACAAAGGCCACGATTGCGGGCGTCACAATCCCCGTGAGCGGGCGCTTGAACGGCGCGTTCATCGAGCGGGTGGAACGCCTTGACGCCGAGGCCAAACGCCGTGCGAACGACGAGGACGCGCCTGATGGCGTGTCTGATATTGTGCGCGAACTCGGGGAGATTATTGACGACCTCGTTGACGACGACGAGATTACGGCGCGTGGCGTGTATCAGACGTATCAGGCCGAAGGCGTCGCGCCCGTCCGGCGTATCTTAGAGGAGGTGATGGACGCACTCCGCACCGAGGACGAACGCCTGCGCGGGGACGCGGACGGGTTTCGCCAAGAGTAGCGACGAAATCCTTCAATACGCCTTAGTCCAAGACGGGACGGACATGACGTTTCGGGAGATACACAAGATGGATCGGTGGAACCGATACCTCACGGCGCTCGTTCGGGCGCGCTGGTATCAAGAGAAAAAGCGGGCGAAAGAACGCGCGCAGAACGGGCCGGGATAGCCCGCACGCTTTTAGCGCCACGGCCTAAACATACGGGTATGAATCGAATCCACTACGCGGTTATGGCGGCGTTCCTGAGTGTCGTGTTCATGGTTGTCACCGGCTCACTCGTTGGCCTTATCGGCCTCTTTGTGAGCATGACCTTTGCCGGGTGGGAGTTCGGCAAGGCGCACATTCCCGCGGAGGCGTAACATGGTCACGGCCGAGGAGCTTGTGGTTGCCATTCAGTCCGAAGGCGTCGGGGAGACGCGGGAGGACGTTGAGGCAATCGGTGAGTCGATGGAGGAAACGGCCGAGGAGTCGGGCGACGCGGCCGAGGAGTTGGTCGGCTTTTCGGAGGACTTAGCCGGCGCGGCGTCCGCGGCCGTGGGTGGCATTGCGCTCATTACCGGCGGGCTGTTGTCGCAAGTCCCGATCCTCCAAGAGTTCGCGGCCGGCCTCGGCGCAATCATTAGCGCGATTGGCCTCCAGATTGACCAACTCTTACGCGACCTCGGCGCGGACGGCTTGACGGGGGCGCTGTTCAACGCGGCAAACGCGGTCGTGTCGGCCAAGGGCGCGCTTGGCGACCTCGCGGGCGTGTTTGGTGTCATTCTCACCGCTGCGTCCGGGGCGGCAGTCGGCCTTGCGGCGTGGGCAATCAAAGCGAAAGGCGTCATCGGCGCGGCAAGCGCGCTTGCGGGTGCGGTTAAGGGCGCGGCTGTCACGCTCGGGAGCCTCATTGCCGGACTAAGCGCGGCCACGGTTGGGCTTGCTGCGCTCGCGGCGGCTGCGGTCGGGTTCGTCGCCGCGTATGTGACTAACTTCCGGGGCGTGCGCGACATTACGGACAAGGCGCTTGCCGGCGCGAAACAGTCGCTCCTCAGCTTCGCGGGCGACCTCACCGAATGGGCGGGCAACCTCGCAAGTGACGCGTTCAATTGGGGGCGCAACCTCGTTCAAGGCTTTATCAATGGCATTCAGTCGCTTATCGGCCGCGTCCGGTCGTTCCTTGGCGACCTTCGCAATATCGGGAGCAACGTCGGCATTTCCGTCCCGTCGCTCGGTGGCGCACTCGGCGGCGGTGGCGGTGGGGGCGGTGGCGGCGGCAACGTCACGCGCTCGCCGTTCGGCGGCACGGGAATCGGCCGGCGCACGCAACTTGACGGCCGCACGCTCACCGAGTCCACCGGACGGTATCGCAGCGACCCAAGCCGGCGGCGGGGGCTGTAAATGGCCGTCGCCACCCTGTCGCGCGGGACCACAAGCGTCGACATACCGCTTGTAGAGGAAGGCGGCGAGATATTGGTGTCCTCTACGTTCGGTGATCCCGAGCGGCAGATACGGGAGTCGGGTGGGACTTTGAATCCTCGCACAATCTCGCAATGGAGCGCGCTTCAAGGTATTCAGCTTGCCGGCCGGCTCTTTGACTATCAAACCTCACACGACCTCGCGGACCTGATTAAGAGCGCGTCACTTGACCCGCTGGAGCTATCGCTTCCCACGGACATTTACCCCGACACGCTGCGCGTCGCGCCCGCAGCGGGCCAAGACACGGCCTTGACGTTAGAATATCCGGCGGGCAAGCGGGATAACGTGAACGTGTCGCTCAACCTCACGCGCATCGGGGACGTGCTTGGCGTCAACGAGCAACAGGCGACGACGCCGACCGCGACGGGCACCGGCCCGATTGAGCTTCGGATTGGCGGGACCACGGTGGAAGTCCCGACCGCCGGCCTCGGCTTAGAGCGCACGGTCGGGCGGCCGAACGACGCGATACGCCGGCAGCCCCAACAGGCCGATCCGCGCTATGAGGTCAAAGCGAAGGTGACGAGCGACGTATTCACGTTCAACTTTGAGGCGGTCCAGAACGCGCAAAGCGTCTTAAACAGCATTACGGATAACGTCTTTCGGGAGCAACTTGGGCGGCAGGGCGTCACCGTGGACTTTAACGGGATGTTAGGCCTCGGTGAGATTGAAGCCGTGCCGGTGGGGAGCGCGCCGTTCAGGCAGGTCCAGAGCGCCGGGCAAGATTGGGTGACGGTCCCCTCGCTTGAGTTGCGGCGTATCTACTCGCCATAGGCAACTTCTAAAGGGGCGGCGCGAGAATAGTCGGGTATGCCATACGACGTGGATATTGGCGACGGGGCGGACGCACTGACGCTCAACCAGTTTCGGGACGCACTCGACGGCACCTACTGGAAGTCGGGCTGGGACGCCACGCTCGGGACGGGCGACCTTGAAGTTGACATCGCCGCGGGCGAGGGTGCGATCAACGGAGGCGACGTATCCACCGGTAGCACACAGACGGTCGACTTTACGGGCGACCCCGACCCCGACGACCCGCGGAAGGCGGCGATTAGCGTGGATTCGGGCGGCAACGTCGTCAAGACGCTCGGGACGGCGGTGCCGGCCGACCCCGAAAACGAGTTTCGCTTTCGAACGTGGGACCCACAACCGCCCGCCGAAAGCGTCCCCGGCGTTGTCGTCGCGGAGGTCTGGCTTGCGGCGGGCGAAACGGTCTTAGAGAGTGCGGACGTTCGGGACCGGCGGGTGAGTAACGATGCGGTAGAGAACTTTGAGCCAACACTTCCCTTTGGCGGGCGCGTGACCGGGAGTGCCCAACGCCTACCCGAACCACGTGATACGCTTGCCGCTGCGGCGGTGGGGACTGATATATACGCGATCGGCGGCAGAAACGCATCATTCAACGCGCAAGATACGGTGTATAAATTTGAGCAGTTAACAAATTCGTGGACAACGGTTGCACCGTTGCCGGCGACAAGGCGTAGTATGGGTGCTGTCGCTGTGGGTAATGAAATATACGTTCCCGGTGGCGTAAGCGGTTCTGGAACATCTGATGTTGTCTATGCGTATGATACTGTTACGGATTCATGGTCAACCGTCGCGTCGCTGCCGGCCGTGCGGCAAGACTACGGTATTGCGGAGTTAGACGGATTGGTCTATGTAATCGGCGGGTTTGATGGGAGTTTTAATACACAAACTTCGGTGTATGAATACGACCCGGTCGGAGATTCGTGGACAACGGTTGCGCCGTTGCCTAATTCTCGCGCCCTGCTTACTGCCGCGGCAGTTGACGGCTTCATCTATGCGATCGGTGGGGATAATGGGACGAACAAACAAGATACAGTCTATCAATACGATCCGGTCGGAGATTCATGGACAACTGTCGCATCGCTCCCGGTAACTGCTACAAACTCAGTTGCGGCACCCGCCCGCGGCGCAATTTACGTATTGGGTGGGATTGACTCGAATAGTAACAGCATAGCGACTGTGTACGAATACACTCCCGACTCCGATTCGTGGATTACATTGCCACCGATCCCAACGGGGCTATCGTCTTCCGGTGGCGCAAGCGACGGCGATAGCGTCTATATAATAGGGGGTACAGATAATAATACAAATTTGAAAGAATCCGTTTACACAAACTTCCCGGGGGGTATTAGTCGCTAATCATGCCCGGCTTCACCTACGGCGGCCCAAACGGCGCAACCTACGGTGGAGACACCGGCTCCGCCTACGGCACACCCCTCCCGCGGCAAGTTGAGAACCTGACGGCGCAAGCGGGTGCCGATAGCGACACCGAGATTGATCTCAGTTGGGACGCCGCCGGCAGCGCGACCGAATACGCGATTTATCGCGCCGAAGCGTCCGGGACGGTCGTTGGTGACTACACCGAGATAGACACCACAACCAGCACAACCTACACCGACACCGGCCTCGAAAACGGCGAACGGTTTTACTATCGCGTCGCCGGCCGCAACGACGTGGGCGAGGGTGACCTCTCGAATGAGGCCGACCAAACGACCACGCTCCCCGCGGCGGAAATCACGGCCACGGACGCGAGCGTTCAGCGTGAAATCACGCTTACGCTCAACCCACAAGACAACTCCCCGGACGGGAGCATTGAAATCTACCGCTCAACGGACGGCACGCTCGGGAGTGCGGTCGCAACGGGCCTTGCGCCGGATACGACAAGCTACACCGGCACCGGGCTGCTCGACGGCGAGGAATACTTCTATACGGCCCGCCGGATCACGGACCACGCCCAAACGGACGGGGCGCAAGTCGCAGACACGACAATCCTCCCCGACGAGGATCAGCCGGTCTTAGGTAACGGCGTGTTGGACGAGGTGGCCGTCGACCGCGAAACAGCCGTCACGAACAACGGCGACGTGCGCTATCAGCTCCGACGAAGCGAGGACGCGCCCGACTGGGACACGGCCGCGTCGTTTCAACAGTTCATCGGCGCGTTTGACACGCTCACGTTTGAATACGTGGGCTTACTCGACGGCGAGGAATACGACGTGCGCGGGCGCACCGAAACCGCGGACGCCACGGGCACGTTCACCGACCCCGTTAGCATCGTTACCAAATTCCCGGCGATTACGGACCTCGCAGCGTCTCTTGACGACGCCACGGGTGACGTGACGCTTACGTGGACCGACAACGCCGATAACGAGGACGGCATTGAGGTCCAGCGGCGCGAGCTATCCACCGATAGCGGCACGCCGAGCGCGTATGAGGTTGTGGCGACGCTTGCGCCCAACACCGAGACATACACCGACAATGTGGACGCGGGTGAGTACGAATACCGCTTGCGTGCGTTTACGCCATATACAGAGTCGTTTAGCGAAACCACCGTCACCGTCACGCGCTCCACGCAAATCACCGCGCAAGACGGCTGGCAAGTGGTCGCGCCGGACCTCATTGACCCCGACACAAACGTCTCCCCGCGGATCGAACGCGCCGCGTATGACGTTGACCCCGTGGTCGACACGGCCAACCCGTTTGGAGATTACGGCGTGTTCAAAGCCGACGACCGCGGTGGACAAATATTTGACCTGTACGGCCGTGGCGAGCGGATTGACTTCTACGCGCCACAAGAGACGACGCCCCGACTAAGCGGCTACGTCGTTGAACGCCGCGAAAACGAGCAAGCGGGTGCGGACGCGCTTGAGGTGGAGGCGTATAGTTTCGACCAATTCTTGCGGCGTAACACGGTCACGAACGACCAACGCGGCAATACAATCTCGCAGGCGCTTGCCGACATTATCCAAACCGATACACCCGTCTCATACGTCGCGGGCAACGTGGACGTTGGCGACGACCAAGAGCTAACGCGCTCCTATCAAGGCGAGGCCGTCGAGAACGTGCTACGCGACTTTGCGTTTAAGTCTAATAACGAGGAGTTCGGCGTCAACGACGCCTTAGAGTTCTTCTTTAGACCACGCGAGACGCGGCATATTGACCGCGGGATTGATAATACCGAGTGGTTCCGGTACGACATTCCCGAACTCGGCAAAGAGGCGATTAACGAGGTAGAAGTCTGGTTTGACGACGGCGAGGAAAGCGTCATCGTTGACGACGGGACCGATAAGCTGGACCTCCAAGACAACCTCGGGCTTCCGTCGCCGGGCACGCAGCGCGCCGAACTTAATCGCCCGCTTGTCACCGACATAGCGGACGCCGAGGACATTGGGCGCAAATATCTCAAGTTCCGCAACTCCACGCTGTCGGGGACCGTCACCACGTTCGGCTTGTATGACGCCGAGCCGGGCGATACGATTGACATAACGATTGCCTCCCGCGGGATTGATTCGGAGTTTGTGATTGCGGGCGTCGAGTATCGGTGGGGCGTTGACGAAACGATCCTCACCATCATTGAGCGCCGCGGCGACGTGGATGACATACTCACGGACCTCAACGATAGCGTCCAGCGCGTCGAAATGGAGGGCGCGAATCGTGACGCGCCGAGCAACCGCATTACGACGACGAACGCGACCGCGCTCGTTGACGTGTCGGTGGACGCAGACGGCAACACGCCCGACGCGGTGCGCTTTGTGAACGACGGCCGGCGCGCGGTGCGGGACACGTGGACCGGCGACGCTGCGCCCGATATTACGACGCTTGTGGTGGGGGATGACGGCACGGGCCTCTCGCGGAGTAACGACACGCTCCGCAATCAGACGGCGAGCGCAAGCGTCACACAGGCGTTGCCCGACGCGACGAGCGTTTCGTTCACGGCAAGCGTCACACAGACTGGCGTTCAAGAACTCGGCTTAGAGACGGCGGACGGGCGGCTCATAACGCGCGTGGTCTTTGCGTCGCCCGTGGACCTCAACGGCACGGTGACGGTGACGCTCAACGTGAGTAACGACGCGAGCGTGTCGCGCGGCGTGCTTACTACGGACGGCCAAACGGCGACGCGTGACGTGTTGGCCGACAATTCGCCCGCGCTCCCCGACGCGTATGCGTATGGTGACAACGGCAGCGCGGTGAGTGAGTCCGACTCGGCGCTCGGCAACGAAATCGTTGAGGTGTCACTTGAGGAGGTGTTGGTTCAAGACGCCAACCTCACAAGCGAGTGGGAAAATACCGTCGCGTCGGGTGCGCCGATAGTGATAGCAAATGACGAACTTGGGAGCGCACAAACGGCCGTGTTCCTTGAAGCGGAGGACCGCGATAGTGACGCGTCGTATGGTAACGTCACCGATGGCGACTTTAGCGGCGGGAGCGGGATTGAAGCCGCAACGACGGGCACCGACACCGCGACGTTTGAATTTACATGGCCCGACTTTGACCTTCCGGCCGAGCGCGTCGGCGTGGCGTATCGACTTGAGCAACTTGACCGGCAAGACTTCCCCGATCCGACGAATATCACGCTTAACGGCACGCTCATTGATGAAGTGGCGTCAACATTGTCGTTCCTTGATTGGTACGACAACGGTGCGTTTGCCGGGACAGATGATTACGGCGTGAATGGCGGCAGCGACTTCCAAGCCGGCGAGACGCAGACACTCCAGCTTGAAAGCGAAGGCGACGCCGCCGACCTCCGCTTTGATTGCTTTGCGATTTACGACAAAGACAATACGACCGACCCGAGCAATTGGGATAACACCGTAGATAGCAACAACGCGCTCGCTAATCCCAAACTGTTCCCGCCGGTCGTGGACGTAAGCTTTGAAACGGCGGGCACGCGCCGCAATATCACCGAGGCACGCTTTGAAAGTGTCTGGAACGACACGTCCAACAACCAGTATATTGAGCTTGCCAACGACGGCAGCACGTTCACCCGACTCTCCAATACTGCGAACGGAAGCGTGACGTTCGCAAGCCCGGACTCCGGCGTTGATACGAATATCGGCCTGTCAAACTACACCGTCGACAGTACGACCACACCGTCACAAGGCGACGCCGGGCAAGCGATTCAGGACTGGGACTTATTCGCCAACCCCGATGCCGTGCTAACGGACGATATTGGCGAGACAATCGCCCGCGCAATCGTGCGGCCCGACACAATCACGCGCGAAACACTCCGCGAGGCGGGCCTCAAGCACGCCGCGACGGACACCCTCCTCACGCGGCACGAACTCGCAGAGTTCACGGTCGACGCCGGCCAACGGATCGCGTCGGCCGAAACCACGCAATTCACCGGGGATAACTAACTCGTCGCCCGCCGGTCATAGATTTCGTCAATTTGCTCATACACGCCGTTGCGCCGCCCGACGCGCAACACGCGGAGCGCGGGCTTGTCCAACTGGAGGACCGCCCGCAAGTCACCGACGCGCACGCGATAGAGGCCGTCCTGCCCCTCCAGTAAGCGGACGCTCGGGTGGTTAGTCGGCTTGCGGTGTGTCGCCACGTCCGCAATCTCGTCGGTCAGGCGCTCGCGTTCGTCGCTTTCTAACGCCGTGAGTTCGCGTTTCGCGGTCGTGTGAATTTGGAGCTTGTATTGTGTCACGCCCCGACATACACGCCCCGGTGTCTAAAGCGTCCGGCTTCTACTGTTACGCTATACCGTTACACTTATTATGGTGGGGCGGTATGTACCATATGTGATGACGCAACAGACGACGCGGATGGACGAAACGACGATGAACGACGCGGTTGACCGTATCACCGACCTGCCGGGTGTCACCGAGGGCACCAATAACACTGTGTGGTGTACGTTCAACGCGAGCGACGACACGCAGTTTTCGGGCGCGGTGTCGGTCGCGCTCAAGTGCCGCGGCGTCGTTCTCCACAAGGCCGACCGCGAGGAGGGCTTTGTGAGCATCATGCTTGAGGAGTACGCCGAAGACTAACATGACACACGACAGCATCCGAACGACGCTTGCGGACGCGGCGCTCGCGGGCGTCACCGACGACCCCGACGTGACTGCGGCCGTGGCCGCCGTGGAACCGGACGCAACGCTTACCGCGTGTCGTGCGAACGACCCACTCCTTGACTTTGACGAGTTCACGGGGGTCCGGGCATGACGGACGCCGAAACGACCACCGTGACGGTAACGCGGCGCGACAACGAGGCCAAGAAGGTGGAGGTCGACACGCGCCGCCGGGGTAGCGAATACACGTATTATACCACGTACACGTTCAACATGGACGGCAGTACGGCCGTGTTGAATCTCATAGAACCGGACGGTGAGAAGTTCAACGTTCAGGGCAACGCCGACACCGCACGCCTCGCGCGCAACGCCGTGTGTGACCTCCCGTTCGTTCAGGGCGTGGTCATGTTCCCCGAGGTGGAGCCATGACCACCGTGTACACCGTGCGCGACGACCGGGGCGTGACGTACCCCGTGTTTGACGCCGAGCGCGCGGAGCGCCTGTCGCGTGCGGGCCTCACCGTGACGGCCGTATCGGGCGTATAAACCGCATCCCGCGATAGCAACTCACATGACCCAAGACGACACCGAACCCGACCGACTCCCGCCGACAGACGACCAGCTTGAAACCATGCTCACCCCCGACGAGTACCACGCCCTGCGCTCCCGCGAGCGTGACCACCTCATGGCCGCCGCGATCCACGCCGCCAAGCACGGCGCGATTCCGTCGACGCGTGGCCTTACCGAGTCGGTGGGGCGACTCACCGGACACACGCCCTCGCCTGAGACGACGCAGGCGGCGCTTGACGGGCTTGCCGACGCGGGCCTTGTGGAGAGACGCGACGGCGAGCCAACGCCGAACGCGCGCGGCGTGGCCGTCACAAGCGAGGGTGAGCGCGTGCTTGCCTACGGCGCGGCGCGACTCGACGCAGCGGCGACGGTTGAGTAGGCGGCCGACCTCTTTTTGCGGACGCGTGCGTATCGGGGCGTATGTCTCTCCCGAGCGTGGTCGACGTGTTGACCCAACACCCGGAGCTTGCCGTGGCGCTTGCGATTGCGCTCCGGCTCGCCCGCGCGTATCAAACGGAACTTACATGGAGCGAGTACCGCGAACTCCACCGCTTCAAGCGTGGCGTGTTCCCGCTTGCCGACCGTATCCCAGCGGTCGACAAGGCGATTCTCCTCGTCAGCGACAAGGGCGGCCGTGACGATCCCGAGTTCGTGCGGACGGTGGACGGCAGCGTGCGCAGCGTCGTTCAAGACCTCCAAGCTGCCGGGGCGACGCTCCACCTGATTAACTCACTCAAGCGCCGGCCGGACACGCACGGCGACCCGTTGAGCGCAGCGCACGTCGTGTGGACCGTGAACGGTGGGACCGAACAGGTGGAGGGGTATCTGTTCCGTAATAGTGACGGGACGGTTGACCTCTGCGCACACACCGAGGCGGCAATCACGGACCCGCTCGCGCACCTCACGGGCGAGCAACAGGACGGCGACGCATACGGCGTGTTGCCAAAAGAGACGGCGGCTTAGTCCCACCCGGCCGGGCGCTCCAGCCGGACGCAAAACGCGCAGTATTGGAGCAACGACCCGCCCTCGCGGTCAATCGCGTCGCCGCAGCGGAGGCACGACTTCATCGTTGCCCCCGGTCGTTGTCAATGACGCGCTGGCGGTTGTACGCCTCGCGGCGCGGCGTCGGCGTACCACGGCTCGGCAGGCGCGTGTCGCCCTGTGCCTCGTTGCGACACGTCCGGCACAGCGTTCGGCCGTCGACGTGGAAGTACCCCGGCCGGTCGCCACGGCCGCACTCGTCGCACTTAGTCATGGCGGCGGTCCTCGCGGGCGAAGGGCGCTTCGCGGGCGATCTCGCGTCGGAGTTCGGTATCTCGCTCCATACCTATCCGTGTGTGCGCCACCTACTAATAGGTACCGAACCCGAACCAATTATGTGCCTGTAGTGTATAGCATGACACGCATGGCAGAACGACCACGCATCCGCGACCCGGTGGCCGACACTTTACAACGGATTCAAGACGAGTATGAGTATAGCACGCGAGACGAGGCGATTAGTCACGCGCTTCGGGAGGCCGGATACGATGTCTGAGTGTACGTTTCACCCGGATGAACACGCGACCGCCGAATTAAATGTGCGCGATCCGGTCGTTGACGACCAAATCGCACTCCCGATTTGTGAGACGTGCGTTGAACGATATGACGAGCGGCAAGCCGCATACCTACGCGACGAGGAGGCCGCCGATGAGTAGTCGAATGACAATCGCGTTTGCCACGCCGGACGGCCACCGCACGCAGGCCCCGCCCGAGGCGGCCACGCGCACCGCGGACGGCACGCCCTACGTGTGGATTCGGACGCGCGACGACGGCGAGATAACGCGGGCGTTCGCAACGGGTGACGTGGAGTGACGCCGAGCGAGATTCAAGAGGCGCTGGACCACGGCGGCCACCTTGCCGACAGTAAAGGGCCGGGCGTGTACGCCCTCGCCGTGGCCGTCCCCGATAGCGTCGACAGCATCCAGCGCGCTCGCCTGTCGGTCGCGGACCACCCGTTTCCCGACGCCATGGCGGAACAGCTTGCCGCCGCCGAGCGCGTCGTGTACGTCGGTGAGTCGGGCCACGTCTATGACCGCTTGATGGACCACGCTCGCGGCGAGGTGCGTCGGGCCTCGTTGCTCCGCGCGTTTGCCGTGACGGACGTGGTTGGCGTGTGGCCCGGTGCGCGGACGGGCGTGGCCGAGCGCGACCGTGCGCGGGCGTTGAGCGACGCCGAGACGGTTGCGTATGCGAACGGGGAACTGTTCTAACCATGATTGACGGCCGGAGCTACGCCACGCCCGAGCGCGTTGACGCCGACGAGTGCGCCGCGATCCGCGGGCGCCTGTTAGGGTATGAGTCGCTTGCCGAGTTACGGACGTGGAACGGGCGCAACCGTGACACGCTCCGGTATCACGCGACGGGCGAGTGCGCGCATGACCACGACACGCCGCCGCTTGTCGAGACGCCCGCGGGCTGGACGCAACGCCTGACGTGTGACGACTGCGGCAAGGCGTTCAAGAGCGCGGGCGGCATGGCGCAGCACGAGGGGACGTGTGTGGAGGCCGGCGTTACCGTGACGTGGGACGAATAGGCGAACCGGAGGTTTATTACCCCGGAGACTATACTAGGACGTAAGCGGCGAGACGAACGCACCAAAAGGGCCGCGGTGGTACGCTTCCCTTTTGGTTCCGTGTCGGGTTAAACCTACCGACACGGGAGAGTCCGCCGTGGTCAACCGTAAGACCATGAGCAAGGATCGAATCTGTGGCGCGCTCGGCTGCCACAACGACGCGGACGGCGTAACGCCCGATGGAAAACACACGTGTCTGACGTGTGCCGACGCGAACGGCTGGAAGGTGGAACTGTATGAGTGACGAGGAGCGCCTTGTGGCGGAAATCAACGGCGACCTCAAGGCCCGCGCCAAGGCCGACCCTCGACCTATCAAGGAAATCGTGGAGGCGTCGCTTCAACGCGAGTTCGCCACGGCCGCAACCGCGGCAGTGGAGCGACGCATTGACGAAAAGCGGCAGCGTATCCAAACGCTTGAACGTGAGATCAACGACCGGGAGCGGGAGCTTGCCGAGGAGCGCGACGCGCTTGAACGGCTCCAGCGACAGCTTGAGGCGTTTGACGACGAACAGGACGCCCAACTCCAAGAGGCCAAAGAAAAGCTCGCACAAGCGCCGCGCGACCCTGAGAACGGGGCTATCAAGAAACAGGCAAAGAAGCTCGGCATGACGCCGCACGAACTCTTGGAGGAGTTAGACAGTACATAGTACATTGTACATTGTACATTGTATGTACATTTGTACATCAACACAACACAACACAACACAACACAATAATGAACTTTGACCTGCCGACAGGGACGAACGACACGATCCGCCTCGCCGCGGATTTCTTGAGCGACTACGCCGCCGACGAGATTAGCGACCTCGCCACGGCGTATCCGTCGCGCACCGAGTTCACCGTGGACTGGAGCGATATGCTCCGGTTCGACGCGGACTTTGCCGAGGACTACTTAGAGAACCCCGACACGGTATCGGCGTGGATTGAGTCGGCCGTGGAACACGCCGCCGTCCCGAACGTGGAGCTTACGGACGTGACGGTGCGCGTGGTCGGACTCAACGAGGCCGACATATACCGGCCGATCCAACTCGTCAAGCAACGGCCGGACGGCTATATCGGCGTGTCGGGCGACCTCGCCAAAGTCACCGAGCCGAAGCCCGAGGCGGACGTAATCACCTACGAATGCCAGCGGTGCGGCGTGCCGACGCCCGTGCCGCAATCCGGG